TTCAAGACGGTCACACCAAAGACTTCCACAGCTAAGAAGGTTGTTAAAAATTATATGAATAAGTTCGTAAATAAACTATCGAATGATGAACGTAATATACTCAAAAAGAAGATTTGTCAACCTTAAAAACCCTCTTCGTACCCTCGTCAACTTCAGAGAGTATCTTAAACTTCGAGGTCTTGACGAGTTTCTCACCATTCTTAGTGACGAATGATTTCATCCGTTCAACTTCACCACGGGGCATTTTCCTGGTGTACTTGAGTGCGACTTTCTTGTTTCCAATAATGAATACAGTTGAAGACATTTTATATATATGAGTATTATATACAATGTTTGCGTTTATCGCCCTAATTATCGTCAATACATACACTCTCATTAACACAGGGAATCCTCCTGTTACTCAGGATGGAGAGAAGGGTTGGACTATTTACGGAACCATGGGTTGTGGATGGACTCGTAAACAGCTTGATCATATGAAAAATGTCAATAAGCCTTTCACATTCATCGATTGTGATAAGGAAAATTGCGACGGTATGGATGCGTTCCCAACATTAATTTCACCTTCTGGTGAAAAGCATGTTGGTTACAAAGAGGTTTAACAACCACGGATAACCATAAGACCAATAGAAAGAAGCAACGCATCTAGCATGGTCTTGATTGGCTTTAAAACAGTAATATGCTTAACAAGCGATTCGTTCCACAGATAGCGAAGCAGGACGGTGCTGAGGACGATGATTATGGTGTATAGAACAATCAGGGTCATGCGGTCTTCGGTCTTCTTTGTGATGATAATATCACGGATCATTTATAATATGTCAACATAATATAAATGACCCGACAGTATCCTCCCCTGAGTGGATCGGAGCCGACATTTACCCATAAGTATTGGGGTACGTCCGTAGGTATTGGTAATAACAACTGTTATGCATATGCGGTGGGTGACTATGAAAGGTACCGTTTACAAAAGAGTGTCCCTGGTGATAGAAGTGGGCGTTCTAAGTGGTTCCACACATACACCAATTGCAAAAAATTACCCCAGCGTGTTGTGTCCGACAACCCTAAAAAAGTGTATATAGTGAAGGGAAATACAAGATGCAAGAAGGGATATTACAAAGTCATGATGTTCGTTACTGGTAAAAAGAAACCTACACTGTTAAATAGTGGTGATTTTCATTTTTATAAACAACATGGCCTGGTAGAATACAAACCAAAGGATGGTGACACTAAAACGAGTATTGCTAAATTCTTTAAGGTATCACCGCGAAAAATCCCGAAGGTGGTTGTTGGAAAAATGATGAAAATACGTGTAAACGTCTTCAGCCATAAACGTGGTTGGGCAACCGGTCCATTGCTGAAAGATGCAAAAGGTAAAGTGATTAAGGATCCTCGAAAGGCAAATCGTAATTATGGTGGATTGAATTACAATACGTATTGTAGCTCATTCTGTGTCAAGAATAGAGGGATCAATGTTGGCAAGGTCCGTTCCAATCTCCGAAAGAAGAGCGTCTAAATCTACGACATCTTCAACGTCTAGTGATATATTGAATATATCCATCACGTTAAATATCATATCTTCATCCATAGGTATGATATTTGATGTCTGGTTGTAATTATTCTCTATAGTGAGAGTTACTCTAAAAGGCGAAACGTCAAATACTTTTCTGCAATCTGGACATGTATTCTTACCTTGTTCTTTCCATCCTTTAATACACTCTGAATGAAAAACATGTCCACATCTTAAAGCAGGATTCGATCGAGTCGCCCTAACTTCATTTAGACATATGGAACACACAGACATTTCCCTGGTTTAAACATGTAAAGTTTTTTTAGTATATACCCGCAACCTTGATGAGGGGTTTGTCGCATCGTTGACAGTTGCCATCCTCAGCAACCTTTTGCTGGTTCGTCACCTTCTCGATAAGCTTGGGACCCTCGTTCTGGAGAAGTTGGCGGTACTTGTAATTGTCAACATAGTCAACCTTATTTTCGGTCATGATGTAGTTGTTTAAGAGACGGGACGAAGTGTTAATAGTGAAACACCTCCCATCAGCCATACCAAGTCGTTGAGACATTTAGTATAAAACTAGAAATTAATTCTGTTGTTGATAATTGTTTTGGTCCACGACTTGAAATTTTTGTTTTTTAGTTCTTGAATAAAGTCTTGACACTTATATCCCATGAAAATGTCGAAAATATCTTTGGTTGCACTTGGTGACACCCTGATACCTGGACACTCATTTATGTGGTGATTAATTATATTGTAAGCAAAAGCAATCTCTTTGAGAGTCTCCGCTCCTGTAATAATAATTTTACCTGTGCTGAAAATACTTGTGGTAATCCTTTTCATATCTTCCGCTGGTTTAAATTTGATCTTCACCGCAGAATAACGATCTGGTTCAAAGGACACTTCAAAAATGTCGTTATAAGACTCAAAATGTCTGGCTGTGAGTTGAAGATTCACGTTATAGTTCAGACTGAAATTTGAGTTAATCATTACCACACGAAACTTATCAACCGGGAGTTCTTCCTGAATTTTCAAAACATCCTTAAAAAAACAGTTCAACTGATTGATAACACGTTTGCAATCAAATAAGTCGGCACAACCAGCAACTTGAATACTTCCATTTGGGAATATCTTGATAGACTTTGTGCTATAAGCGTCTATGTAATTCAAAGTCACTTGATTGTAAAAAGTTGTAGAAGGCTTTAGTTTCCACTCAAAGTGGGAGTCAGATTCCTTCCTCTTAAATGAAATCGTGTCTTTTTCTTTGAATAAAGATTTAATCCCTTCAATGTCAATCTTTACTTCTTCGCTAAAGCCAGAAATCATTGTAATGGTCGTGATCTTTACCCAAGAAGGCATTGCGTCGGATGAAAATGTTTTCCTAAACTCATCGAGTGTCAATAAGTAGGAAAACGTCGCGTTTGCAACTGGGTGATACATACTGGATACATATCCAATTATATTGGCTTACTTAGGTTAAAGAAAACACTTGATTTTATTTTATGACTACTGTCCTCAAATCTGCCCACGTCGTTTATGATGTGGAAGATGATACTTCCTACATCGAAACTATGTATTCCAAACTCGTACCTGACGAGGGATATAAAACATTCTGCGATTATTTGAGAGCTGACCCAGTAGGAGAATGGACGAAGATCATCGCCAAGGATAACGGTGTTCGATACGAAAAGTTTATCGACACTATGATCGAAAAGAACTTAGAAACCCGTCAAAAGATGGCTTCTATCATGTTAGACAATATTCTTAATAACGTCTTTTCAAACATTCGTACACAAATCAGACTTATGAACACGGTAAAGATTATAGATCCCACATTTGAACCACCATTTATAAACAAGAGATGCACTTGGCAAAGGGAATTTGTAGCCACCTTCTGCAAAGAGATCCTACCTGATATAGTAGAACGTTGTATTAACCTTAGTCGTCTCGAAAGGTTCTTCAACGTCTTAAAATTAATAGAATTAGAACAGCAATAATTAACCCCGCTATAACCATTCGTGGGGTGTTTACTTTCTTTTCACGTATCTTCTCAACTAAAATTTTACCATAATCCGTTAATCCTGTGTCTATATTTCTTTCCGGAAGTAAAGGTCTAGACATTGGACAAGGTGTATTCTTCATATGTATACCCAGAGGCATACCATGTGAAAAACTAGGTTCTTCTTCAATTTCAAATTGAGCATCTTGCTCCACAGGTTTAGTGTAAGTAGAAAACTGTTCCGTACGACGTACTGTTCCTGGGCCTGAATTGACATATGGGTTAATACGATTTATGGCAGATTCATCATTGAGCATTCGAATACTCATCTTGTTACTAACCGACATTATATTTTTTCGTCTTGATTTTTTCTTTGTGTTCTGACCACATCTTATCTAGATCAACATTTAGCATATGTGCCAGTTGAAATAGATAACTGAATACATCACCCATTTCCATCATGACGTCTGTACCACGATCTTTCTTGAGGTTCATCTTTTTGAATTTTTTCTTATATTGTCTGATTGCTGAAGCAAGTTCCCCAACCTCTTCAGTAAGAAGAAGCCACACGGTATCAACGTTTACTTTATCCCACCCTTTCGATTTACAAACTTTTTCTGTTTCAGATTTGTAATAGTTTAAACTCATACTTATATTCATCTAGAGCTGCAACTTTAATATACTTTAAGGATATCAACATAAACAATCCATGACGGGTAAACGATATGTAGATATGTTTTGTGGACTTGGTGCTTTTCATACAGCATTTGAATCACTTGACCAGGGATACGAATGTGTATTCGCGTGTGACATAGATGAAAAGGTGAGAAGAATTTACAAAGATAATCATGGCATCGAACCACACGGTGATATAAACGCACTCGATGTATCAGATATACCTGATTTTGATATATTGTGTGCCGGATTTCCATGTCAACCTTTTAGTATCGCTGGAAAGAAGATGGGTTTTAATGATCAAGAGAAGGGTAATCTTTTTTACACAATTCTTAAGATTATAGATGCAAAATCTCCACAAAAAGTTTTACTAGAAAATGTGAAAAATCTTACGACTATCCACAACGGAGAGACATTCCAAGTAATTATATCTTCATTAGAAGAACGAGGATATAAAGTGAGTTACAAAGTCATAGATTCTAAACATTATGGATCCCCACAATCTAGACAACGTATTTACATCATATGTGATAAGGATAAAAAGTACAAATTTCGTTCAATTAACAGACCTATTACACCTGTATCTACAATTATAGATCATACCGTATCAGACTTTTTCAATTATGAAGATAAATATACGCTTCAGGCTTCCAATGGTCGTATGAAATATTCCCTGATTAACAAAAAGACTGGAAAAGGTGGACGACAGGGTGAACGAGTGTATTCTATAGATGACTATGGACCAACGATATGTGCGTCATCGGGGGGTCCTGGTTCAAAAACAGGATTGTACGAAATTGATGGTAAGATTAGAAAACTGACCATCAAAGAAGCACTTCAAATGTCTGGATTTAGTCCAGACTATAAATATATTAACGGTGATAATATGCTGTTTTATATAGGTAACAGTATAGTCGTTAATGTTCTAAAGGAATTACTACATGATCTTTGACTTCCAATAACGACGGAATAATCTTAAACTGAATATCATTAGCACTTTGGCGTCCACCATCACCTCCTTTGCGTTGGAAAGTAAAGGATGGTCCAAGTTCTACAACAGTTTTTGAATCCCTAATTTTAAATTCATATTGCATCAAAGATTCGATAATATCATCCATCGTGAAAAAGGTTATCTTTTCACGTTTATTGTTTTTTTTACCCCATTCAGTAACACACAGTATATCCGGTTTTTCTCCATGACCCAACAATGCATGTTTAATTACTTGTTTCTTGTGTTGATTAAGTGTCTCCAAAAGTTCAGGTTTAAATTCCTTTTTATCTTCACAACGTTCTTTCAAGAGGTCTTTTATAGGTTCCAGTTCTGGTAAATCATTAATGAAATTATCAACTGTCCCCCTGGAGACCTGTTGAAACTGCCCCTTTTTAGATTTCTTTACTTGAAAATTACAGGAATTATTTTTAATGTCTACTTTACTTTTCTTATCTTGATTCACATAGACTTCATCTCGTAGAAAGTTAGCAACCCATTTTTCTTCGTTGTATCCTCCTTTCGCGGTGTTTAAGTTTACGACTGATCTTCTAAGGTGTAGTAAATCGAGTACACCCCTAATTCCTGAAAGAACCTCCATTTCTTATTCTATAACCCCATTTTAGTAGACTTAGGTAACTTTTTACCCATAGTTGAAGTATTTACAGGAAGATCCATGGGACGAGCTGTTGTATCAATGTCCTGTATATAACCTATATACTGTGCAACACCTGTCTGTATTTGTGCAAGGGCTGTTTTAATAACAATCTCGTTCATTCTTTTCACCTGAGTCTGAACGCCTATGTTAGGATCACCCGAGTTGTTGATGAAAACTACACGCATTATAGCGTATAAGTCGTCTGGATTCTGACGATCAATACTAATACCAGTCTTATTTTTAAAAGACTGACGGATAGCCTTCTGAAGAAGACTGAGGTTGAAATCTGAAAAAAATAGAGTATTCAGGGGAGTCGGACACTGTTGAATAGATTTGACTTCCATTTATATATGCTCCGAAAAAAAACTATTCGTAAATATTAAACGATGAAGTTTGCTGACTTTGATGAAGCTTACAAGCCAACAATTAACAACCTTAGCCCAGAACCCGTCTGCAAGAGTGGAGAATGTTTTGTTGCTTCTTACCCTCCCGTTACACCAGCCGGAGAAGTTGGGCCCTTTTACACCAACACATACCTTTTACAGTCGGACCGTCGTAAAGAAGTAGCCGGTCCCGTACCCGTTCGTAGCCGTGATTTATCTGCGAAAACCAACTAACTTAAAAAAAATGATACTAAAATAGATATATGAGGGTTACTAAACGTTCTGGTCGTATTGAAGATACAAAGTTTGATAAAGTCGTCAATAGGATTTCACAGTTAACCTATAATCTTTCAGATAATATTGACTCTACACTAATTGCACAACAAGTTTTCTCGTCTATGTACGACGGTATAAAAACCCATGAAATAGATACACTATCGGCTGAAATATGTGTTGGGATGATTACATCTGAACCGGATCATGAAGTTCTTGCTACACGTATTGTTGCAAGTAATATTCAGAAAATAGCACCCACTAATTTTAACATTGCCATGAAACGCCTTGCAAAGGCTAATATTGTTACCGATGAAGTTGCCGAAATTTCTGCACAAGTCAAAGATAACATTATAAAGGAACGTGACTTTGAATTTGGGTATTTTGGATTGAAGACTCTCGAAAAAAGTTACCTGCAGTACATGGATGGAAAGCTCATGGAGACACCTCAATACTTATTCATGCGTGTTTCTATTGGTATTCATGGAAATGATATTCCAGCGGTACTTGAAACGTATGATAAAATGTCCAATGGTATGTTTATTCACGCAACACCTACTTTGTTTAATGCAGGTACTCCCCGTCCACAGATGTCATCTTGTTTCCTACTTGCAAATAAGGAGGACTCTATTAATGGTATATACGGGACTCTCACAGAGTGTGCTCAGATTTCTAAGTGGGCTGGTGGTATAGGTCTTCATATTCACGATGTTCGTGCAAACAAGTCCAGGATTAGAGGAACTAATGGTCAGTCTGATGGAATTATTCCTATGCTTAGGGTATTCAATGCTACAGCACGCTATGTCAACCAAGCGGGTCGTAGGAAGGGGTCATTCGCTATGTACCTTGAACCTTGGCACGCCGATGTAATGGATTTTTTGGAACTTCGTCTCAACCAGGGTGACGAGGAAGCTCGATGCAGGGATTTATTCACTGCTATGTGGATTCCGGATCTTTTTATGAAGAGAGTTGAGGAAGGAGGTAAATGGTCTCTTTTCTGTCCAGATAAGACTAAGGGTCTTTCAGATGTATACGGGGAAGAATTCGAAAAATTGTACACTAAATACGAAGAGGAAGGTCTCGCTATTAAGACAATTGATGCATCTGAACTATGGAAAGCTATTATCAAAAGTCAAACAGAGACCGGCACCCCGTATATGCTATACAAAGACAGCTGTAACAGAAAGTCTAACCAAAAGAACCTAGGTGTCATCAAAAGCTCTAACCTTTGCACAGAAATTCTGGAATACACGGATAAGAATGAAACAGCTGTATGTAATCTAGGGTCTATCGCTCTACCAAAGTTTGTTGATCGAGAATTAAAGACATTTGATTATTCAAAGCTCCACGAAATTACAAAAATCGTAACTAAAAATTTAAATCGTGTAATTGACCGTAACTACTACCCAGTCGAGACTGCTAAATATTCTAATATGAAACATAGACCAATTGGTCTAGGTGTTCAAGGATTGGCAGATGTATTCAACTTGTGTGGTCTTCCCTTCGATTGCGAAGATTCAAGGACTATGAATGCTCATATTTTCGAGACTATTTATCATGCAGCTTTAGAAGCAAGTTCAGAACTTGCTGAAATTAATGGGCCTTATGAGAGTTTCGAGGGTTCACCCGCTTCACAAGGTCTTCTTCAACCAGATCTATGGGAAGGTGAAGCTAAATACAGTGGTCGTTACGATTGGGATGCAATGAGAAAGCGTGTAATGACGAAGGGTCTGAGAAACAGTCTTCTCGTAGCACCAATGCCCACTGCTTCGACGGCTCAGATCCTCGGTAATAATGAGTGTTTTGAACCATACACTACAAACATATATCTTCGTCGCACATTAGCTGGTGAATTTGTTGTGGTTAACAAACATCTTGTTGAAGATTTGAAGAAGTTAGGTCTTTGGTCAAAAGAGATGAAAGACTTAATGGTCAAAGCCGGAGGGAGTGTGCAAAACATAGTAGAGATACCAGATAATATTAAAAATCTTTATAAGACTGTTTGGGAAATTAGCCAAAAATGTATTATCGACATGGCAGCGGACAGGGGTCGTTTTATCTGTCAATCACAATCTATGAATTTGTTTTTAGAGTCACCTACAATTGGAAAAATATCCTCTATGCACATGTATGCGTGGAAGTCTGGACTCAAGACAGGTATGTACTACTTGCGAAGTAAAGCAAAGGCTCGACCTATCCAATTCAGTCTTGAACCCGAACCTTCATGCGAGGCTTGTTCCGCTTAAAGTTTTACGCTTAGTGATAACATATAATGGTGATCAAGTTTGACAAAGTATTAGATGATATTAAGATCACGGACTACAATAATCGGAAAATTGCATTGTCAACACAAAAGGGTGAGCCTATTAGATTTCAGATCCCTAAAATGTATATGCCCTTCGGCATTTCTGGTTTCACACCTGAAATAGGTAAAAAAAAATGGAATATCGACTTCTCTATGAGGGGGTTTGATGAACACGAGAGTGTTATCAAACGGTGTTACGATGTTCTTCGACAAATTGAAGAGAAAATCATCAGAAACGTTGCTGAACAAAGTCAAGAAATTTTTGGTAAGAAAATGACATACGATGAGCTTGTACCACTTTTCAACTCCAATATTAAGGAAACCCCTGGTCGGGAGCCTAAATTTCGTGTCAAGGTTGATACAGACTACGATGGTATAATCAAGCCCCTACTTTACGATCAAGAAAAGAAGGACATACGATGCGAAGCTGAGGATGGTCTTCATTCACGAACTACAGGTTCATCTATTGTAGAACTTAATAGTGTGTACTTCATGAATAAGAAGTTTGGTTGTACTTGGAAGTTGTATCAGCTTATGGTGTCAGACATTCAACGTCTGAAAGGTTTTCAAATTATGCTCGGCGATGACGCTGATTGAGCAAAAGTATATGATAAATAGATTGAGCTTCTTTTAAAATTTTACCCTGAAGTCGTACGAATGACTTGGGATTTGTTCCCGCTTTAATCTTCGCCATTCGTACGGATTCATCCCATAAAGCAAGAGTCATTATTACTTATTACATCTTTTTTATTTTTTTAGCGTAATCCTTAGTACCCTCCTTAGGCTGAAGCTTGAATCCGTTCTTGACAGGCTTGAAAACCTTAACAAGAGCCTTCTTACCCTCACGCTTCATACGAGCAGTAGCCGCACACGACGCAGCCCTGCTCTTGATGCGACCATCTTCACCTTTGATGAGATCCTTCTTTCCGAGACCACCTGGTGTATGGTCAGCATTTCCGTGGAACACTTCTGCTCGAGTACCAATAGTTTTCATTTATATTAAGCACGGAAAATTTTCATGATGTCGATCATTGAGATATTTTTCGCAGATTCTTTGACTGGGATCTGATGTTCAAGACGTTTGTCATCCAAAACTTCCGCACATATGGTTGATTTGTAACCCTGAAGTGCCATGATATTCTCTTCAACAGTGTCAGTGTACACAAGCTTCTTGACATATACGTTTTTAGTCTGACCATTTCTGTGACTTCGGCCAATAGCTTGAAGTTCCGTAGCCGGGTTCCAAGAAGGTGCAGTGATGTAAACACGGGTTGCTTCTTGGAGGTTTAAACCCGTTCCACCAGACTTAATCTGGATGATCAAGGTAGCATTGCTTGGTGCAGTCTTGAAAAGTTTCATCTGTTCAATGCGGTCTTCTTTATCGACAGAACCATCGATTCTGAAAACCGGGTTGTTGAGTTTGGATTGAATATGATCCATCTCACCCATGAACTGACAGAAAATCAAACTCTTCTCGTCTGGATGACTTTCGACCATTCTGAACAGAGTATCCATTTTTTTAGATTGACCAACCCAAAGTTCTGGGATTGTACCATTCTTTTTGGCAACACCGTCGTAGTACATCTGAGGCCAAATGCAGCACTGTCTGGCACGAAGTAGGCATTCGAGCAAGTCCATATTCTTTGCATTAAGACTCATCGACGATTTGAAAATGTCATTGACCATATCCCTAGCCTCTTCAAAAATGAAACTGTAGAGAGCATTTTCATCTCTGGACATTTGGAGTTCAACATTCTCAAAGTAACACTCTGGAATTTCTTGCACGTCAAGATCCTTTTTGGTGCGTCGAAGAATGTAAATATCCTTGACCTTGTTGGACATACCCTGAACCAGAGCTCTGGGAATACCAACAAATTCACACAATGAAATAAAGTCTTTCATTGAGTTGAAAACTGGTGTACCTGTCACCACCCAACGAATGTCGGATGACAGCTTGCAAACACTCCTGAATATCTTAGAAGACCTGTTGCGGATCTCGTGGGCTTCGTCAAGGATAACACGATCCCAATGAATACCATGTACACGAGAACCCTCTCTGACAACAGAGTAAGGTGCCACAACAATGTCAATAGAATTGAAGTTCACTTGATCTCGATTTGGACCATCCCAAGCCACACAAGACAGGGATGGTCCAAATTTCTTAATCTCTTCAACCCATTGATTGACAATGGATTTAGGAACAATAATGAGAGTTTTTCTCCTTCTGTTTCCCAACATTGTACCTATCAACTGTACAGTTTTGCCGAGTCCCATTTCGTCACACAAGAATCCTCCCCTGGGCTTTCCAATATTGTTTTCCATCGTAAGCATCCACATAACACCTTCTTGCTGATAGGGAGCATAGAGCCTAGCAGCAAGAAGAGATTTAGCACGGTCGTAAAGTTGTTGGGTCATTTTTGAATGTCTCTACAATAGGTCCTAGTCACTTAGGTAGTCATCTTCTGACATTTCGACAAGTTCACATTCAGCGGGTTTTTGTTCCCGTTTTTTGCGTGTCTGTTTAGGTTTTGGTTTGGGGAGTTCATCCAGGTGTTCTCTGAAATAGAGAACTTTGTCCCAAAATTCTCTCATGACTGGGAGATAAGTCTTCCACCATTCACGGTCACGGGGAATGTTAACGACATCAAACTCCTCTGGCTTTGGCCAATTCGTATCTGCAGGCTTGTACTGGATAAAATCAGCTGATTCTAGGTCTAAAATTTCCATACAAAGCTGGAGCTGTGGCATGTAATGTTCGGGTACCTCTCCGGGAATGATTGCCCTCTGAGGAGGACATTTGATCTCGACCAATTTTCCAGATTCGGTTACACCATCGGGGCTTCCACCAAGCCATTTTTCGACTGGATGGGGACAGAGACCGAGTTCATGAACCACTTCATTGTGTCGTTCTTCATACAATATGCGTGCCTCATCCTCATATAACTCACCATGACGAGTGGCTGCATTTCCAGTAAACTTTTCACCGAGACCACACTTTTTCAGAAGAAGACTTTCGGGTGTGTCGTATTTATTTTTACCTATAGCCGTGGCGGCATCTGAAGCAGTCAACATTTTACCACGAAGAGCAAGCCACTCTTCAGACTTTTGTGCCGCATATTCTCGGTTTAACGCTGCTTTAACATTCGGATGCATATTAATTATCTATGATACATTCCTTTTAAATGGGTTGGTGGGTAAAAATACGACTGAGCGGCGTATTGTTCAGCTTGTTTCTTACTCTTTGCACACCCACGTCCAAGGAATACATTGTCAACAAAAACATCTATGACAAATATACCATTTTCATGACTTGTCACTCTGTAATCTGGTAAAGTGAGACCATTCGTCTGGCAGTATCGCATGAGATGATCCTTGTAATTGTCATCAATCATGATTGATTGTAAATCAATAAACTCGGGGTTTTCGTATATTCGGAGAATAAACTGCTTAGCGTGAGCAAGACCTAGATCTAGATATATTGCACCGACCAGTGCTTCAAATACATCTTCTAAAATTTTCGGATTGTTATTCCACCCATTACGCATTCCCTTTTCATCCATTAGAACCCAATCATGTAGCCCCAACTTCCGTGCTAATGCAGCGAGTGTTTCACTTCTGACAAGTTTGGTTCGTGCTTTGGTCAAAAAGCCCTCTTGTTTTGCTTCAAACTTGTCAAAAAGAAATTTGGTGATTACGAATCCTAATACGGAGTCTCCCATAAATTCAAGGGTCTCAAATGAGTCATTCAATTCCTCATATTCCTTGATGGCACTTTTATGTGTGAAAGCTTTCTGGTACAAAGTTAAGTTATTAATCTTTGTACCAACAAGGTCCTCGAGTTTGGATTGTTGAATATTCATTTATATATCTATGTGTTTAGGCTTTATTCTCCTTTACGTAGTGAGGGCTAAGGAACTTCTGGAGGTTAAGGTAAGTCACCTGTGTGTCACCGGGTTGAAGAAGATCACGAAGCTTATCGTCCATAACAAGAACACGACCGTTCTCGGGGTGCTTGAGACCCTTCTCGGTGATGTACCTGTTAATAGCCTTGGTCACCTCACTACGAGAGACAAGATCGTCAGGACCTAGACCGAGAAAATCACGAAGCTTGTCGGTGACCTTCTGCTTGCGGTTGAAGCCGTTGTTCTCCGCACGCTTCTTAGCCTTCTCGCCGTCGGGGTCCTCCTGCTTGGACTTAATCTTACGAACGAGCTTGGTAAGCGACTTAAGCTCAGAACGAATAGCGGCGAGTTCGGTAGTAATAGAGTCGAGAGACATTATATTTAACTTAGGTTTCATTCCTTTAAGCATTTAAAATAGGGCTATCGTACTCGCTACGATGAGTAAAAGAAGAAGGATTCCAACCCAAAAAAGAACAGTACGATTATCTATCTCTGTAGAAGAAATCTTGTCAATAACTGCATACGGTTCACGTGGTAGAACTTCAGAACACTGCCCTGGACACCCACCGTCACAACAACTCGCATCACATACAAAAACGCTATCACCCCTCTTGTATCCACAAATTTGCTTCTTTTTAGGATTATCTTCACTCAACAGGGCATAACACCTACATGTTTCTGTAGTCATGCATGTATCTCGATTACAGTTCATTTTTATATATGCACATTATAATATGGACCAGTATATGTACAATGATTCAACATTGAAACAGTTCATGAGAAAGAATATGTTTTTCAATGACCCCATTCTGGAAAGATATTATGAACGGGGTGATATTAAATCATTTCGTAGTCGTTTGATGCGTTCACATAAAACCGAATCATTAGAGAAGATGTTATACGCATTTGTAACGGATATATCAAGGGATATCATTATGAAAACTGTTGGAGAAATAACTAAATTTATGCATCCAATGGGTGATGTTATCATTTCTGGTGGAGAGGCTTACAATTATTACGTTGATAAAAGTAAGCGAATTGTAACAAGTGATATCGACACTAAATTTGTTCCTAGAATTCCATATGATAGCAGGTACTTTGGTAAATTACAGGCTATGAAACTTTTACTATGGGATAAACTCGGTGAAATATCCGTAAAAATTCAACGCGAAGTTAAATCTCGTCTCACAACAAATTCTAAACTTGCATTATTTTTAGGATTTAAACCATCTAATAAGTTACCAATTGTTACTCGAAGATATACGTTGATTAAAAAGAAAAAAGAAGGTAACGGCTCTTCTGTTTCCCCGGGAGATGTTCTTATTGATGTTGAATTATTTGCGTTAGATCTAAACATTCGTTCATTCTTTATCGAGAGTGGAAAAATAGAGGAGAGAACTTTAGGAGGTTTCTTAGATATTCCTTTCATGAGACCAGGTGAATTTGGTTATGAAGTTATCGATTCTCGAAGAGCGGGTGTTACGTACATGGATAGAACTCAAAATAAATTGGTTACCGATAAAAATATGTACATAGCGGCAAAGAAGTTTTTGATTGATGATTTGTATTTGATGCAAAAACTTGGTTTGCGACCAGAAAAGAAAATAAAGGATAAGCAACGCATGTACGGCCTTGTGAAAATGATTACAGGAAAAACTAACCCAAAGAATACAATAGAAAAATTATTCTTATCTGTTCAAAATACAAATTTCACGCCAATGGCTAGATCTAAGCGACTAGGACGGGTAAATATAACCGCTGCGTCTAAAATAAATCCCCGTAAATACGAAAAATACACTACTAGACCCTCTGTAGATTCTCTATCGAGAAAGATATTGTTGGGTAAAAATGGTAATAGTAGAAACGGGTTTAGATCAGGAAATGGAAACATGCGTTTCAATATAAACAAACTTCGATGGGTTGAAGATACATCCAGGACGTATATCGGTAATCAATATAATCTTAGACCTGTTGATCCAGTTAAAATTAATCAGAGTATACTTGATAATCCCCCACTTTATGGTTATAACGTAAATCGTGATAACTGGGTACCAAAAAGTATACTAAAAAAGGCAGCTATTATACCAGTCATAGGTTTAAAGAAATGATACATAGACATAGTATAAATATGTTCTATTCCAAACCCCTCAAGGATGAAAGCGGTACTTACGTAGTGAAGGCTTACACGGATGAAAAGAAGAAGTGCTTTGTGCAGGTCTCAGGAAACATTACCCATGAAGATGGTGAGGTATCTTTCATTCTTAACGACACCTCGAAGATTCAGAACATTGATGACGAGAATCTCAAAGCTGCCAAGGTAAACTCAGAAGAGTGGTTTGGAAAGAAGGTTAATGATGCTACCCTCGACAGGGTGTATACCAAAAGTCTCGTTGATACCCAGGTCACGTCAGATGTGATCAAGGCTACTAAGATTTTCAATTCTGAAAAGAAGGTTATCAAGCTCGAGGAAGTTGTATCTGGATCTGAGTGTACGGGACTTCTAGAGTTCGCTGGTCTTTGGTTCGTCAAAAAGGCTTTCGGTCCCATTTGGAATGTTGTCCAGGTGAAGGTTCATCCAGTCCCCGAGCCCGAGCCCGAGCCCGAGCCCGAGCCCGAACCTGAACCCGAGGTAAAAATTGATGATGAATACCCAGACGAATATGCAATCAGTGATGACAATTAAAAAAAAATTGTAGTCTTATATAAATGATGAAGAAGGCTTTCGCCATGCGTAATGTTGCCATACTGGCCGCTGTCGCGGTGGTTGTGTACCTCCTAGTTAACAACACCAAAATGACCTCTACTTACCGTATTAAGGAGCGTAATTACGCCACCGTCGAGGCTTCCCCCGAGAAGCTCGCTATGAAGAATGGCACCGGTCTCGCGTCTTCCCTCCTTCCCCGTGAGGTTGCGTCCCAGGACGACTTCGGTGAATTTGCGCCCGAAGATATCCTCAAGGGTCAGAACTTCCTCGAACCTCGTCAACAGGTTGGTATGCCAGAGACCGTTGGTGGTGCTCTCCGCAACGCTAACCAGCAGATCCGTGCCGAGCCCCCAGTGGGCAAGGAGGCTTACGTTTGGAACAACTCCACTATCACTCCTGATCTCATGCAGCGTGGTCTCTGTGCTTAAAGAATAGTCACTATTAATTATCAATGGCTGAAGTTACAAACGAACTCTCCGAAAATGTATCCAAATTGGTTGAACTCTCCAAACAGTTGAAAGAAGCAAAGTCTGATATCAAAGTGTTGAACCAAGCTGAGAAACAACTCAAAGAAACTATAAAACAAAATATGCTCAAGCAGGGAATTGACACCATTAATCTTCGTAAGGGTAAAATTTCCATTCGCAAATCTAACAGGAAGTCTGGGATGACGAAAGATACTGTTAGGTCTGGACTCGAAACTTTTTTTGGGGGAAATGAAGCCCAAGTCGAAGGAGCTATGAATTCTATCCAAGACAATCTTACGACCAAGGAAACAATATCCCTTGCGATAACAGGTATAAAGGAAAAGGTCGAGAACTAGGTAAGAAGATGGTTTGGAGCCAATACGTTTACGAAGCGAACGCTGATCTCGACGCATGTGCGAGTGATGACGACGAATTTAATGAAGACACTCCTCTGAATATTGAAGACTGGGAAGTTGAATACTCAGATGAATTAACGATGCTGTGGAATACCAGCAGAACCCTTTTGTATGATGCCCAGATCAGTCATACTGGTGAGTTTTGTGATTTTGTAGAATTTTTCTACAGGGAACACGATACTTTTGACGAACGTGTTACGTTTGAATATGAAGAACAGACACAGTGGTTTGAAAAGAGACTCACTCATGTATGGAGAAACATCAGGCGTATCATCAATGACAATGGTCTACACGAGTACATGGCACGTGGAGCTGGATTGAATCATTTCATCTCCTTTGCAAAAAATTATATGCGTGTATATTAAATGTTACCAGACGTCACGTCTCAGAAAGTCGCTATCCCCGCCAGCCTTTTTTTTGTGTTAAGCCCCGGTGTGTTACTTACCACATCGGGACGCAACCTCAAGTTCATGAATGGAAAGACAGGGCAAATGGCGGTCGCCTTTCACGCTCTCGTGTTCTTCCTCATTTATTCCTTGATCGCCAAGGCTCTTGGTCTGGTTCTCACCAAGACAGATCTTCTCGTCACCACCTCTCTATTCCTGGCTCTCAGCCCAGGTATGCTTCTCACCATCCCAGGTGGTTCCAAGGGTCTTTTCATGTCGGGTCAGACCAGCACTTTAGCGGCCCTGACCCACACGATCGTATTCGCACTAGTGTTCGCGTTACTTCGCAAGCAATTTCCTACTTTCTATTAAGTAGGAGAATGAAGTATCTCGTACTTGGGCCTGCTTCTATGGGTATATATGCCTTTTTAGGGTATCTTAAGTCCATAGGAAAAGGTGTAGAAGGTGTAAAAGAAATTTCTGGATCTTCAGCTGGTTCTATAATAGCTTTATTTTGGGCTGTTGGAATGTCAATTGATCAGATGATAGATGTATCCTTAAACGTTGAAACCTCCGAGTTTGTTAAACTAAATATTGGAACCTTTTTTAACAAATTTGGTTTTGTTGAAATAGATCCAATACGCGAAGAATTAGTAAAAATATGTGGTTGTGATCCAACCTTTGGTGAATTAGAAAAAACAATATATGTGTCAGCTTTTTGTTTGAACACTTCAAAAACAGAATATTTTTCAAAACACACACACCCAGACATGAAAGTTATAGATGCAGTGTGTATGAGTATAGCCATTCCATTGATATTCGCGTCGTCAGAGTATTGTGGTAATACTTATATCGATGGTGGAACAATGGAAGAGTACCCTATGAACCCCTTCATAGATAAAAAGCCATATGAAATCACGTGCGTTAAATTAAAGATGAATGACATTTATCAAGAAACTTTAGATAATCCTAAAGATTTTTTAGAAGCACTCATACGATCTACTCTCAAAAACAGAGTGACGTACAAAGAAAATTTTAATACAGTATCAGTTGATGTAGCTGATGCAAGTATATTTGATTTCAATATGTGTTATGAGGATAAAATTAAACTTGTAAACATGGGATACGACCAGAAAAAATAATGTATCTCAATATTAATATGGAGACTGTATGTAACCCTTCCATTAATATTGAAAACTTAAAGAAGTTTCTAAAGGTCAATACAGGGGTTAATATTAAACTTTCCAGGGAAGAATTGTGTGATGCCTATGCATTCATAGAATCCGGAAAGCTTCCCCTACCTCCTTTAGTTATGTCTCGTGACAGGACTTATCTGACGGATAAGCGTTCTCCATTGACACACCGTGATTACAATACATTTTTCTCAACAACAGCCTTACGGAAAGATCTAGAACGTTTAGCTCGTAAAGTGGATATTAAGACTGTAGGTAAGTTAACTAAGGAACAGCTTAGGGAGCGTATAGGTAATAGGTTAGTTACCATGGGTGTAAGAGAACCTATTCAAATAGGTAAGCGTCGTGTCGTGCGCGCGTTACCTATTAATAATGTAACAAATTCGGAATTTAACTTTAACAATTCGGAATTGAGCCTAAACAACGGTGAAAATGTGAAAATGTTGAACAATGGTAGAGACTTAAATAATGTTCAAAACTTTAACACCAACAAGAACAACATTCAAAATTTCAACACTAACAACAATGTTCAAAATACAGAACGTAAACCCGCGTTCCCTAATAATATATATGCAGGTACAAAGGCTCCACAGTTTATAACGAAGGAACGAACACCTAGTCTGTTTTTTAAAAGTACACCACAATTTATATTAGACGCGAGAAAGAAACCAGCAGTTAATTATGTTGAAAGGTTAAATGTTTCTAGAAATCTCCAAAGAAATAATGCAGGGGTAAATAACTCTAAAAATCTTGTAAATTTTGTGAAACAAAAGGAGGTCAATAATAAAGAAAATAATCAAAAACGAGCCAATGAAGAAGCTACTGTTAAAACTAAAGAAGAGGAAAATCGAGTAGCCAGGGAGGAAGCTAACCGTTTGAAAAAAGAGGAAGAAAATAAAAAGACTAAAGAGGAAAAGGAGGAAGCGAATAGAAAGAATAAAGAAGAGAAGGAAGAACAAAACAAGAGAAATGGGGAAAATAAGAACCGAAAAGAAAAGGAAGTAATAAGGGAAAAGCAGTTGAACAAAAATGTAAAAAAGAATGTGATTAGTAACATTAAGTCTAATGAAGTTAGTAACAATGCCCGTAGAAAAGAGGAACAAATGCGTAAATTGGCAAACGTAAAAGAGCGTAAAAATATCGAAGCCCGTGAAAAGGAACGGTTAGAGAATAAGAAAAAGGAAGAAAAGCGTTACGAACGGGAGCGTAAACAGGGTCTTGAAAATAAAAAGAAAGAGCAAGAAAGGTTAGAGAAGCAGCGTCAGCAGATTATAAAAAACAATAAGAAAGAAAACCAACGAATTGAGAAGGAACGTAAAGAGCGTGAGAAATACAGACGAACACTAGACAATGAAACTCGTAAAAAAACAGAGAAGGAAGATGAACGACGTTATAAAATTCAAGATGAAGAGCGTAAAACGCGTAACGAAGAATTAGAACGACGTAGGAAAATCGAGAATGAAGGGCGTAAGAAACGAAATATTGAGATGAATCGTCGTAAAAAGATTGAAAATGAAGAGCGTAAGAAACAGAATGAGGAAATGAAACGTCGTATTCAAAAGGAAAAGAACGAGCTTGCGAGTAAGGAGAAACAACAAGCTCTTCGTCTAAAAACAGAGGAACGTGAGCGTAAGCGTAGGGAAGCAGAAGAAAATAAAACACGTAGAGAGAGAGCTAGGGGTGCAGAGCTTAACCTTAAACTTAAAAAAGTAAATGTTAATCGATCTGTCGACAAGGAACGTAAACGTCGACAGCGTGAACTGGAAGAAAAAAGAAATAGGGCAGCTATTAAAAAGGAAGAAGAGCGTGAAAAGCGAGAACGAAAAGCAAAGGAAGTAGAAGAAGAAAAGAAGAAAAAGAATAAATCCGAACAAGAGGAACGTAACACCGAAAGAGAAAAACGCAATAAACAGCGTCTAATTAACGAAGCAGAGGAAAAGGAACGCAAGGAGGCAAACGAGAAGGCTCGTAAGGCAGAGGAGAAGGAACGTGCTAAACAGAAAGAAGCAAACAATAAAGCACGGGCCAAACAACTCGAAGCAA